GTTTACATCACCCCCTCATTCCGTAACCGTTCAAGGCGCTTACGAGCCGTTTGAATTGCAAGTGTCACGCACCCAAATTATGGGTCACAGTCCTGCAAATATTTTTGGTTATGGAACTACGCCTGCTACAGCAGGACTATTTAGAACCATTTGGGAAAACATGTCAACAACCGACTATGTGTTTCCTACATCTGCATCTACGATGACTTTAGTAAGTACTGTAATCACAGATACTGCAACTATCACAATCACTGGATTAGACGCAAGTTATAACCTTCTTACTGAAAATTTAGTTCTTAACGGTACAACGGGTGTAACAACAGTTAACTCTTATTTCCGTATTAATAACATTGCGGTATCTGCAGGTTCAGCAACTAACCCTACAGGCGTGATTACTTTGTCTGTAAGTAGCACTGTTTACGCACAAATTAATACACAAGTTGTCAATAGTGTTACTACCAGTGTTGGAACGTCTCAGATGGGTGTGTATACCGTACCTAATGGCTATACTTTTTATGGCTATAGATATGGTGCGTATTCATCTTTTAACGGTAACAGCGCCAACTACACAACTTACAGAGCATTAACAAATGCTTCTTCTGGTGTGCAAAGAGTTATTGTACAAACGCCGTTTAATACCACTTATGAAGTTCAACGTCATTTTCCTTTCCCTTACGCTGCAGGAACCGATTTAAGATTCCAAGTTGCAAGTAGTGCCGCTGCAGCAGCAGTAACTAGCGTAAACATTGGTGGTGTTTTAATCAAGAACGATAGTCAGTCAGCGTAAGGCACGTAAATGCCTGTCTACTTAGATACGCGTGGTAATTCTGTCCTGTCTGTGGCGGTCTGTGACCGCTGCAACAGGAAATTTGCGTACGTAGATTTAATGCCCGACCCAAACTTTCCTGGCATGCGTGTATGTAAGGAAGATTTAGATAACTTTGACCCATGGCGGTTGCCTGCACGTCAGACAGAAAATATTTCATTACGTTTCCCAAGACCCGACGTTGATCTTGCACTACCAAACAATTTATTAAATACCCAGGGCGCACCTAACAACAATGTACAGTACAACGATCTGTACATTGATGGTGCACCTTACGGACAGTCTGGCGCGCCAGGCAACTTAGATTTACAAAGTGAGTATGTGGCCTCACCACCACCGCTAAATCCAGCAATCTACAGCGTGACTCCAAGTTATGGACCACAGGCCGGTGGAACACTAGTGACCATTATTGGAGCTAATTTTACCAATGTAACAACAGTTAAATTTGGTGATGTGTTGGCAACATTTAGTATTGTTAACTCAACTCAAATTGCAGCGACATCTCCCGCGTATACCATCACTGGTCTTGTAAACGTATCAGCCACTTCCACATACGGAACTGCAACGTTTCATGGTGCCTTTACTTACAACTAGAATAAATGGCCAACTTATCAATTACCCAGCTACCAATTGCAACAGACCTTACAGGTGATGAGCAGACCGTAGTTGTACAACGTGGTATTACTAAGCAGGCGTCTGTATCACAGATTGCTAACGCCGCGTCTCCAGGTAAGTTAATTACCAACGTTGCCTACAACCCAAGTAACAACAACATTATTTTTTATTACAGTGACGGAACACAGTCACAAGTAGGACCAATACCTGGTTACGTATCAGCAACAATTAATGGCTCTGGTCATTTAATTTTAACTAACACCACCGGCGCAACCACTGACTGTGGTAATGTAGTTGGCCCCACTGGTGCAACCGGCGCCACGGGTGCTACGGGTGCTACAGGTGCAGCGGCAACAATCGCCGCCGGTACAGCAACAGCATTACCGTACGGCTCAAGCCCAACGGTAACAAACACCGGCAGCAGCTCTGCGGCAACATTTAACTTTGGCATACCAGCCGGTGCCCCGGGCGCTACAGGAACATTTAGCGCAGGCACAACAGGCTTTACACCAAACACAGCGACCTCTGGTGCAGTGGTGTTGGGTGGTACATTAAATGTATCAAGCGGCGGTACAGGCGCAACAACACTAACTGGTTATGTAAAAGGCAACGGCACGTCGGCAATGACGGCCAGCACTACAGTACCAACAACGGATTTAAGTGGTACTGTAACCAACGCACAGTTAGCTAACAGCGCCATTACTATCAACGGCACATCTACTAGCCTTGGTGGCAGTATCAACGTCGGCACAGTAACCTCTGTCACTGGCACGGCCCCGGTTGTATCATCTGGGGGAGCAACACCGGCCATTAGCATGGCGGCGGCAAATACTACAACCAGTGGCTATTTGACTAGCACAGACTGGAACACGTTTAACAGCAAACAGCCAGCTGGGACGTATGTAACGTCAATCACTTCAAGTACGTTGACGGTTGCAGGAACTGGCACGGTACCGACAGTTAACCTGACATCAGGAATTGTCACGGCAGGAACCACGGGCTCTGCAACACTGATCCCGGTTGTTACTGTCGATACCTATGGTCGTGTTACTAACATCACGACTGCATCAAACCCACAGGGTACAGTTACATCTGTATCTGGTACTGGCACAGTAAACGGCATAACACTTACTGGCACAGTGACAAGCTCTGGTAGCCTGACACTCGGTGGCACACTGGGCAGTATTGCTAACAGTCAGCTGACAAACAGCTCACTAACTGTCGGTACAACAAATATTGCGCTAGGTGCGACGAGCTTAACACTAGGTGGCTTGACAAGCGTTGCGGTAACACAAGATCCAACTACAGCGCTACAGCTGGCGACCAAGCAGTATGTAGACAACATTGCGCAGGGGTTAAACACCAAGGCTCCGGTGTTGGTTGCCACAACGGCAAACATCACGCTCTCTGGTGAGCAGACTATTGACGGGTTTACAACGTCACTCAGTCGTGTGCTGGTTAAGAATCAGACACTGCCGGCAAACAACGGTATATATTTGTCTAGTCCAACTGCTTGGACCCGTACTACTGACGCCAATACATGGAACCAATTAGTTTCTGCGTATGTGTTTGTCGAAGAGGGAACTATTAACGGTGACACCGGTTGGGTCTGTACGGTCGATCCGGGCGGCACACTGGGTGTTACTGCAGTTACGTGGGTTCAGTTCTCTGGCGCTGGTACTTATACAGCCGGTACAGGTTTAACTTTAACTGGCACACAGTTTAGCATTACTAATACAGGAACAGCGGGAACCTACGGCTCCTCTACATTAATTCCTGTTATTACTACAAATGCGCAGGGTCAGGTTACCAGCGTTACTACGGCATCAAACCCACAGGGCACGGTAACCTCAGTGGCTGCGTTGACATTGGGCACAACGGGGACAGACCTAAGCTCTAGCGTTGCAACCGGTACAACAACACCGGTAATTACGCTGAACGTACCAACGGCATCAGCAACAAACCGTGGTGCATTGTCTGCAGCAGACTGGACAACGTTTAATAATAAGCAGCCAGCCGGCACCTACGTAACTAGTGTAACTGGCACATCTCCAGTTGTTTCATCTGGTGGCACAACACCGGCGATCAGTATGCCTGCAGCAACAACCAGTGTGTCTGGTTATTTGACAAGCACAGACTGGAATACGTTTAATAATAAACAGCCCGCTGGTACTTATGTAACATCGGTAGGTGCAACAAGCCCAGTAACAAGCACTGGTGGAACAACACCAACCATTGCTATGCCTGCGGCAACAACCAGCGTATCTGGTTATCTAACAAGCACAGACTGGAATACGTTTAATAGTAAGGGCTCTGGTACTGTAACAAGCGTATCTGGCACCGGTACAGTTAGCGGAATCACATTAAGCGGCACAGTAACAAGTTCCGGTAGTTTAACACTAGGCGGAACATTAGATTTATCTAGCCCACCAGCGATTGGTGGAACAACACCAGCCGCAATAACCGGCACAACCATCACGGCTACCAAGTTTGTTGGTGTTTCTGGCGGGACATTTTAATATGCTAGTTTACAGAATAACCAATACGGAAAACAATAAAAGTTATGTTGGGATAACGACACGCAATATTGAACGTCGTTGGTATGAACATAAATATGTGCCAAATAGTTGCGGTCAGTTGTTATCCAAAGCAATTAATAAATATGGTGAAAGTGCGTTTGTAATTGAACATATTGCTTCAGCTATTGGTAATGTAGAAAATTTAAAAGAATTAGAAAAACAGTTAATTGAGCAGTGCGGCACTATGGTGCCAAACGGATATAACTTAACTGCTGGCGGTGACGGTGTTTTTGGGTATAAACATACCGAAGAACAAAAGAAACACAATGGTGATCTAAAACGTGGAACAAAAGCGTCTAAAGAGACCAAAGAAAAAATGAAACAAGCTCATTTAGGTGAAAAAAATCATTTCTTTGGCAAACAACATAGTGAAGAAACAAAACAAAAAATAGCCTTGGCAAAAACAGGAAAAGTTGGGCCTTGGATTGGAAAACCTCGTAGTGAAGAGACAAAGAGAAAAATCTCAGAAGCTCTAAAACTTAGAAACCAAAAAAGGAATATTTAACATGGCAGCAACCGGCTCAACGCCTATCAGCTTGTACTACAGCACAACGGCATCTACTGCACCGACTAACACTAACCTCGTCAATGGTGAGTTGGCGATCAACATTACTGACGGCAAGTTGTACTATAAAGACAACGCCGGTGTTGTGCAGATCATCGCTGGTAAAGGCGGTGCTGGTATTGCAGGTGGCTCAAACACCCAAGTTCAATATAACTCAAGCGGGTCATTGGCTGGTTCTGCCAACATGACTTTTGATGGTACTTATTTAACTGTTAATAGCCTTAAAGACTCTGCACTGACCAGTGGTCGTGTTACCTATGCGACTACCAGC